TATTGCATTAGCTGCGACTGTTTTAATCTGTGCATCTATAATATCCATGTTTCCGTTTTGATCTAAAACGTTATAATTTTCACTTCCTAATGGCTTTTTTAAATTATAATTTGTTGTTGTTCCAGACATATAATTACCTCACTTTCTTAAAATATCTGTGTTCTTAATTGATCATGTGTAAATCCGCTTAACACGTCATTAGTCATTATACTTAAATCATTATTTGTATTATAAGTAAATGCATATAAAGCCTTTAAATGAGCTGGTTTAATATCCTCGATAGCCTTTTGCAGATCACTCATGTTAGGAGGAATGCCTAAAGCACTAACAAACTTAATAGTAAATTGATAATTTGTATTATCTTCAATCACATCGACTAATCCATTACTAAAACTTTCAGCTACATTTTTAATTAATGATACTGTAACTGTTCCCTGACCTCTCATTTTAGCCTTAATCCTTGTACGTCTAAATTCTATATTAAGATTATTATTTATTTCTATACCAAACTCTTTTTCCCACCTTTCAAGTGTAAAATCTGCGGTAGAAATAAAAAATTGATTTAAAACTGTATCTAAATTAGTATTAAAATTTGTTAATTCCTTTGCATTTGCATTGTTTAAATTTTCTATAATTTTGCTAGTAGCATAATATTTTGGCATATACCCTAATAAGATATTTTTATCCAAGTGTAACACCACCCAAGACCGCTATTTCTTCGGCATCTGTTGTTATATTAGACGTTCCACTATTAACTGTTAAATTGCTATAGTCAAGCACACCAGCAACATCAAATATAAGATTTCCTATTTTTGCATAAGATACATAAGTTTCTGTAAATGCTAAAGTTTTAAAATAATCTGTCAAGCTAGTTTCTATTGCGGTTTTAACATCTGCTAATATATAATTATCTGTATCTATTACTAATGTTACTGTAATACTTATAGGCTTCTCTGTGGCTGATATAACTGTTACTGTTGCGCCTATAGGTCTAACTGTTTCTATATATGTTGCAACATCTATTATTAGTTGTGCATCTGCTGCTCTTTTATTGCTATTAATTATAGTTGCTTTTACAGTTCCGTTTCCATTCCATAAAGAAAATATTTTAGTACCACCAACACCGGTAACGCTTAAGCACCATGCAATATAAGCTGCTACATTCCCACTTGTTCCAGGGTTTTGTACTTTAACATAATATCTTAGTCGCAATTCATTGTCCGTTTCTGCTGCATATCCATTTGTAATTGCAATAGTATTTGTAACACTAACTAAACCAGCTAAAGTTACTGGATAATATTTAATAGCACCTACTGGTACATTTCCCATTATTCCTGTAACATCACAAATTACATTAACTGTTTCTATTCCTGTTTCTCCTATGGTTTTATCCTCTACAAAGGTAAAATTAACTAGGTCCGTTGCTACTTTGTCACCTGTTATAATTAATGCTCCTATGGTTCCAGTAATAGTTACTGTAGTGGTTGCATTTGTTGCCATCTTTCTATATAACCCATAAGCACCTACTTTTCTTTCTAAATATGTTCCTGACGCAGTATCTGCAAATCCTTTATTTGTTATTAAATCTTGTACTATATAAGACTTCTCTAATTCTATTGCAACTGGCTTTTCAACATCATATACAAAACTACCTTCTGTTTTATCATAAGTATTATCAATCTCAGCCAATAGCCTTGCTTGTATAACTTCTTTTGTATCAGACATTAGAATATCACCTCACTTTCTACTGGGCCATAAATACTATTTACTGTAAATGCTACTGTAAGAGTTCTTTTTTCTTTTGTAAATACAAAATCTTTTATACTCAATATTTCAGTATTTTTTAAAAGCTCTTCTGTAATTTCTCTTTGAATTTCTGACTTAATGAAAAAATATGGATAATCACTGTGGATTAGATCCATAAGTGTTATTCCATATTCATCAATTCCACCAGTAGCATATATTTTAAATTTAAATTTTTCGGTTTTTATTAATTTTATTATATATACTTTTAATGCTTCAACCCCTGTTAGTTCCTCAACTTTGCCATCTTTTAAAACAAAATCACCAGTAGCAAAATCAAAATTGAAACTTGTACCTCTTACAGTTGTTGTCGCATCTGCAGCAATTCCACTATAATCATTCACTACTTCGTCCTCTAGGTAAGGCATTACATTGTCAGCCATTATATCACCTCGATTTTATCTACTATGAAAAAATATTGGCCTAGTGCATCTGAAATAACTAGCACATTATCGCCAACCTTTAATATATCTTTAAAAATAATGCTTGAAGTTGTACCACCATTTATAGTTGCATTTCTACTATAATTTTCTTTTAAACTGCTACATATGCTACAATTGCCCTTTTGTAAAAACACTGTATTATTTAAAATTCCAATCTTTAAAGGTTCTAAGGACAAAATTTTACCTTTTAAATTTCCAGTTCTTTTTACATTTGTTCTATTTTTAAATTCCTTCGCTAAATCTGTTGCATAACTCATATTTCACCTACCATTCTAACGTTATACTGGATTTAAACAATCCATTTTCTAGCGTATTTGAACAACTTTTAATACTATACCAACCATTCAAGCCCATACTATCTATCTTTAAACTTATTAATCTATTGGCTCTTATGTCCTCGCCACCGCTAATAACAATTATATTTAATGCAGTATCTTTAAATACTTTGTTAACCTCTGCTAGTCTGTTAGTAGCTATATTCTTTGCTTTGCTAATATCTTTAGCTTCAACGGTCAAAACTTCCTGAAAACCTCCGTAAGTATTAATATTTTTTGGATCACTTACGTTCGCTAATATTCTGTTATTATCTTCATCATTGGAAACTACAAGTATTTTATTTTTCATATCCTCTATAGATGAATTTATTCCTAAATCTTCTGATAAGATAAACTTAGGGTATATTTTTAATTCAACCAATTTTATTATATATAGGGTATCTCCACGCATTTCCTTTATATATTTAAATCCTTTTTCAAGTTCTGCCTGTTCCAAAACATCCGCTATAATATCCGCTAAAGTAAAATCTTTATAAATCTTACTTATCAATGTAGTTATAGTTGCACAATTTACCTTTACACCGAACTTAGTACATAATTGTTTTATAGCAGCACTGCCGGTTATTTTATTAAACTGTATAATAGTTTCATTTTTCCCCAGGACTCTTGCGAAATCTTGGCATGAGTAACTAAATTGATTTTTAGTTTTATTTTTTTCGATTGCTGATCCCATAAAGGTGACTTTTGAATCTATTAATAATTCCACGATTGTACCCTCGGTTAATTCTTTTAAACTATTAAAGCTTAAATCTACCGCTAATGTATCTTTATCGCTCCCCCATGCTATGCTAGTGCTTTTAGATAGTATTTCATTCCATACACCACTTTGTCTAACACGCATTGCATAAATCATGCTATCACCTTATAAAGCTTAAAACTTACTTGATACTCAATATCATGCACTTTATTTTCGCCCCATGTTAGGCTTTCTACAGTAACGGTCCAGTTTAAAATTTCTGGTCTACTACTTTTTTTATCACGTTGCATTATACATCTTAGAGGAGTTTTATATTTCATTGCACTTCGCCACATATTTATAAGTAAATAAGGATCTATTTTACTTTTAGCGAAATTATATTTACCAGCGTATTCAGGTAAAAAACTACTTATACTAAATTCAGTAAGCCCTACATTTCCCAGTAAATTGTAAGTTCCATTATTGAACGTTCTAAATTCTTCATTCTCAGATGATTCGCTTAGTTGCGGCATAACTGGCGGCAAAATTGGTAGTTGATAAATTGCTTTTCGTTCTAAATCCGAAAAAAATATCTCTGATATTGTGACCACCTCCCAAATAAAATGAGGTGACTAGGTAGCCACCTCTTACATGTTTCCTAATGCAGACAGGATTTTATTTCCTACGTGATTTCCTACATAATCTGCATACTTTTCATTACCTATAACATTTCCTTCTATAGTTACATACACTTTCACGCCACCATTACTCGTTTTATCTATTAATTGTTGCGATTTGTCAGCTGGAATAATAACTTCACCGCTAGATGTTCTTCTAATTTCTCCACCTTTTTCATGCATCAATGCTAGCCCTGCACTTGAATAGTTTGTACCACTTGCATATTGACCAATCATTTGCGTGTGCTCTGTAGCTTTAGCAGCCGTATAATCTCTAGTAACCGCGTTAGGTCTTGTAAGGCTTTTATAGGTACCTAATTCATATTTATCAATCACACCAACTTGCATTCCAGGTAATTTATTAATAAGTCTTATCATTTTATTTATGTTTTCTATAAAACCATTGGCTATCCCTTTAAAAATATTTGCTACAAAAGTGCCTACGTTACTAAATGCGTTTTTCATACCAAACACAAAATCGCTTAACTTTTCGCTTACTACGTCCCAATTTTTCCACAATAAAACACCTGCTGCTATTACTGCAGCTATAGCTAATACCATCCATCCCAAAGGGCTTATTAAGATAGTACCATTTAATAACCCCATAGCTATTTGCGCTCCTACGAGTACTGCTTTTAGTACGCCTATTATTTTAATTGGTACGTAAAAACTAACAAATGCCAGTGCTATCCCCTCAATGATCGATTTGTTATCTTTTAAAAAATTAAAAACTTTAGATATTACTTTAAACAACTTATTAAATACTTCTGTTGCTTTATCTGCTATTTTTTCTATTGTTCCATCTTCTTGCCATTCTTGAAACTTGTCTGCTACTTGTTTTACTTTTTTCTTGATTTTATCTAATAAACTTCCTACTTTAATGGTTCCATCTTCTTGCATTCCCAAGATTTTTGCTAAAGAAGTTTTTGCAACACCTGTAATCGTGGACCACATACCTTTTGTTGTTCCTGCTAATTTTTCTGCTCCACCTTTAAATTTCTCATTCATTAGTTTCATCATAGCTTCATTAAATTTTTCTTGGTCCACTATTTGGCCTTTTTTATTAATTATTTCTTGCCCTTTAAACATTTCATTTGCTTTTTTACCTATTATTGCTTTAGTTAAACCAAATTCTTTAAGTCTTTCAAGTTCTCCTGTTTGTGCATCAATTATAGCTTCTGTAGCTTGTATAACGCTTTTGTTTGTTGCTCCTGCCATATCTGCGGTAATTCCGCCCCATTTCTTAGCGCTTAGTCCCATAGCTTCATACTTTGCACTCATTTCTATAACATTTCCAGTTTCAAATGGTGTTGAATTTGCTAGTTTAACTGACCATGCCATTATTTCGCCAGCTTTTTTAGTAGACTTGGTGGCGGTTTCAAGCTGAGTTTTATAGCCCTCCATATCAAAGGCTTCGCTTAATCCATTTTTAGCTGCAATCCCCGCAAGCACACCAGCACCAATTAAACCAAATTTTACAGCCTTGTCACCCATCTTATTAATGCTAGTTGCAAAACCACTGGCCATGCGTGATGCTCTATTGGTTGCAGTTCTCATTTGCCTACTCATACCCTCAACATTTCTTGTTGCTCTAGTAATTCCACCAGACATGCGGTCCTGTAAGGTTAATATAGTTGCTATTGTTCTGCTCATTTATTCACCTCATTTCGTTTCATATAATACAGTTTTAGTGAGCTTATTTTCCTTTAATTCTTCTTGGAATATTAAAGATTCAATATAAAACATCTTTTCGATTTCAGATAAATTTAATAAATATTCTAATTTAAAACCTTTTTCGAGATAATAAGAACACCAGTAAAGTTCTCCACCATCATCCTTACCACCCCTTATTAGTTTTTTATTTTTTCTACCACCTCTTCATCTGAAAATGCATCCGATATTTTATTTGCTATATCCACAGTTCCATCTGTCCCAAATACTTTAGTTACAATATCATAAGGATCAACGACCTCTAAAGATTTTTGTAAATTTTCATCATGTAAAAAAGTACATGAGTTATATATTAATTCAACCGCAGCTTCTGTCATTAAAATAAAATCCATTTCAGCTACTTGTGCTTTACCATTTTTCCCTTTTTCTGTTTTTATTGCATTAGCGTTTTTACTTTTGTAAACCAATAGATCGTTTTGACTTGGTCTAGTAAACATAACCGTTCCATCCATACCCTCAACTTCTATCTCAATTATCATTTTTCTGCTATTGTATTTATCTGTTGCTTTTTTTGTAAAGTCTGCTAGTGTTAATTTATTTCCCATATTTACATCCTTTCTTTAATTAATAAAGAGGCCATAAGGCCCCTATTATAATGTTTCTATTACTTCATAATCTACAACAGTATATGGTAATTCTTCTTTAGAATTTACTTTTGCTTCAAAAGTCGCTAGGTTAAATTCTTTGAAGAATATATAAACTGCAGATCTTTCGCTTTTTCCAGTAGATTTATTTTCCAGTTTGGTAATTATTTTTATAGTAGGAATAACACCAGTTTTAAAGCTATCCGCTAGTTGTGTAATACCTAAACTTTCTGTTTTATTAACTACCAGTGTACCCTCGCCTTTCCATCCATTATATGCGTAGCCTGTGCCCATTTCGCCACACTGATTTACTTCTGAAAAATCACCAGTTATTTTAGTATCTATTTTTTCTAAGCTGAATATTTGTTTGCCATCAAGCCATGCAACACCATTGTTACCATTAAGAACTTTATTCATAATATCGTTCATGTTATCACCCCTTTATATTTATTTTAAGCTAATGAAATAATAAAATTAAGATCCGTTATGCTTTGTAATTCTTTAACATTAGCCATTAAAAATAATTGTCTTTTAAATGCCATATTTTTAACTTTTGCATCATCCCAATCAACCGCAAGTGGATTAACTGAAACCCATGCTGCTCTTTGTGCTTCTACATTAATTAAAGCTAAATTATCATATTCACCATCTAATATATCGGCATCTTCTAAAATTTTAAAGTAGTTATTTACTGCACTTAAAAATATTACTTGATTATCATATTTATTTTTATATTTGCCTATCCACTTTTTAAATTCTTCCCTTATATCGTCAAGCATTAAGTTGTTGATTTCAATAGTTTCTATGAATTTAAAATCTTCTGTTAAATCTTCTGTAACTTCTGTTA